ATCAACCATTTTGTTCTCAATAGTAAGTCTTGATTTCTCATTCTTACAATGAACAATATTTCCAATAACATCTTTTCCATCTTTCTCTTTTTTCTTAGACAAGAATATAATTGATGAAGCGGCATACTTAAGACCCGATCCTCCACCCATTACTTTCTTCGCGAATAGTCCCATTTCATCATAAGTATGATTAGTTACGATTAACGGAACACCTGCTCTACCTAATTTTAGAGTCAACACTCTGAATGTACCTTTGACTAACTGTGCTCTAGTCATATCTTTGGTCTCTGCTCCAGACGCTGTATCATCAATCTCTTTAGTTGTTGACAACATACCTAATGAATCAAGTACAAAACACATCTTCATGTCTGACTTGTCTTTAATATATTGATCAAGAATCTTAATAGATTGAGTTCTAAACTCTTGAATTGTTGTTACAGGTACAATCACGATTCTTGAAGAATCTATTCCTCTTTCCTCGATCATGTCTTTTGTGATAGCACTTTCTGATTCGAAATAGATAACCGCGGAATCGGGATTATCTTGTAAGAATTGTTTACACATTCCAAGTGCGAAGAATGTTTTACCTGTTGCTGATTCACCAGCTAATGCTGTGATCTTATTGTTCGGTAATCCATCGTGTATTGAACCAGATAATAAAGCGTTAAAAATATAAGAACCTGTATCAATGTATCCACTGACATCAGCTGCTTGTACTCCGTCTTCTACAATAGAAGCGAACTCATTACCTGTTGTTTTTATTAAGTTTTTCAAATAACTCATTATATATTATCTCCATAATTTATTTATTTCTTTCTGCTTTCTTCAAAGCCCTTAGACTACTATCGTAATCTATATGCTGTCTGATTTCTTTTTTCCAAGATTGTATCTCAACAAAAACACATATAATCATCACCCATGTAATTAGATGAAACGATAAAAAGATGTATTGAATTTCAGTCATATATCTATTATACTAGCTTTCGCTGTATTGTCAAGTTTTTCATAACTCTACCCAAAAAATGATTCGAGTGTACTTACTGGTTCAGTAGTCCACCCAATCTTATCTAATATTACACCTAAAGGTTCGACAAATGATTTTTGAAATTGTAAATCATAATCAATGTAATCTTCTAAATTAAATTCTTTAGGTAATGCTGAGACAAATGAAATTACATTCTCATTCATAATATTAGGTAGTTTCATATAACAAAACTTTACTTTCTCACCATTCTGTATCACAGGATATTTCTTGTCTATATTGTATTTATACAAATAGTTATTGTAAAGTAGTGATCCTCGAACATGAATCGGTGTTCCCTTGTTATAGATAGAAGCCGCGTTGTAATATTTCTTGATATCACTCACTCCTCGAGGAAATGAGACTTCTTCTATCGGTAACTTACTGAATTCTAGTCTTGAAGCTAGAATGAATTCATGTACATCATTCTCTGTACCACCCATTAAAGTTTTGATACCTTCTTCAAGTTTCTTTCTACACCACATTGGTGTTGAAGACTTCGCTGTCTCAATACCCATCATTTTTAGTTTCGGTTCTTTGTATCTTACACCTTCTGAATCATGAACATTGAGTATGTATCTTTTCTTTGCTGTCCAGATACCTTTGTCTGCTATGACTTCTCGACCCATTTCCATTTTGTTCTGATAAGCGTTTGTATAAGAAGCTAGTTCTTCATACGATCTATTAATCATAGGTTCGAATTTATCTTTCGCGATTGTATCTAGAAAGTCTACGGGATTATTCGGTTTGACTCTATCAATCAAGTCTTCGAATGTGACATAAATTGAATCAGTATCGATCGCGACTACATAGTCTTTATCTGTTTCAAGTAGTTTGTTTAAGTAATCATTAACAGCTCTCTCTACCCATTTAATACTTAACTGACCTGATGTTGTAATACCTTCTGCTATCTCTCGATTGAAGTATCTGAAATACTGATTACCTAGAGCTCCATAACAACTGTTAAGTGAAATCTTTCTGACCATTTGATTGTTATTATATTTCACAATCTCATACTCACATTTCTGTCTTTTGACTAAATCAGTTTTATCAATAGTCTCTAGTTCTTTTTGTTTGTTAATCATCTTTGTTTTGAACAACACTCGTTGATCATACATTTCTTCTAGAAGTTCAGGTAAGAATCCTTGTTTGTCTGTTCGAAACAAAGCTCCATTGGGCGTCACAGTAGAATTCGTTAACATACTCAAATCAACTTCACCTTCTAATAACATCTTAACATTAATATCTTGATTGAAGATTTTCTTCATGTAAGTATCAGGACTCATATTGTACTGCATGATTAAATGAGGATATAGACTATTTAAATCGAATGACATCACCCATTTGTGTTGTCCTACTTGAGGTTCTTTTACATAAGCTCCAACGATTCTTGAATCTTGAGCCATCTTCTTCGGTGGTGGAACCATACCTCTTTTCTTCAAGAAGTTATAGATAATTAAATCCCAATATCGAACTGAACCGAATACATCTTCATAGTTACACTTCGCTTGATATGCCATAGTGATAACTAACTCCATGAGTTGTAGTTTATCATCTAGTTCTTCGACAAGTTCTGTATCACGAATATTATAGTCCAAGAACTTCTGATAATCTTTCTTATAGAATAGATGCATCGCTCCGAACTCTGAGTAATCAATTTTTCTTTTACCTAGTTCTACTTCCGCGATATGATCTAATCGATATGTCTCTCTCGTAATGTATGTAAACTTCTTATACATTTCTAAGTAGTCTAGAATCGCTATACCCGCTATGTTATACGATATCATTTTCTTTTGACCCATGTATAACCATTCTCTTGATGTAATCAATTCATGAGGTGATAACTTTCTAACTGTATCCCAATCAAATAGTTTCCAGATACGATTAACCAGATACGCGATATCGAATGTTTCAACATTCCAACCTGTAATGATATCAGGTTCTAACTCGTCCCATATTCTCATGAACTCTAAGAGTAATTCTTTTTCGTGTCTTGTCTTATGATATATCACATTAGGATCATCATTCTTGTAATCAAAATTATCTGTACCGATAACATGAGTCTCTTTATGTCCAAAGAGTTTCATTGTGATAGCGTTAACTTTTTCTATCGCTTCAGTCGGTTCAGGAAATCCATTTTCACATTCACACTCAATATCGATATTAAGTATGTTTATTGACTTCATGTCGTAATCTATTTCAGAAGGGAATGTCTCTGCTATGTAAGTGTACTCCCATTGTTCTAGACCATGAATATCAATACCTGTATTGTCGTATTGTTTCTTCCAATGTCTCGCGTCACTCGGAGATTTGAATTTCTTTGATTGTAGATACTCACCCGCGATTGATTTATGAGGAGTTTCTTTGTTAGTAGGAATATAAAGTGTCGGTTCGTATCTTGTTCTTTTGATATACTTTTCACCGTTTCTCACACCCTTCGCGAGTATGAAATCTTTGTATCGTTTAATGTTTGTGTAGTAATGCATAATTTAATTTTTGTGTATAGTTTATTATAACAGAGGTTTCCCATTGTGTCTATACCAATGTGGTTTCTGTTTTATTCTTTCTTCAATTCGTTCTCTTATGACGGCTCTATCTCTATCAGTAGGTGTCCAATCATTATAATAATCTGTTGGAAATTGTGTTACTTTAAATAAGCGTGACTTATCTAAGTTATAGTTTCTTTTGTTTAATTCTGTTTGTATTTGTTGGTATCTTTTGTACAGATACAGTCCTTTGTCATAGAAAAACATGACATGACCTGTACCTAAAGTTAATTCTTTAGGAATACGATTCTTATCCCATTTCTTAGACTTGAGTGATATCTGTAGAGCGGAACCGATCATGAATATCTCACGATACTCAGCCATCAAATGTTGATCGGTTAGTTCTTCTACAGGTAATATATTTATTCTTGTCAAACTACTCTAGTTGGGTCAAAGTGACATTCGACAGCATTGAGTTTTTCTTCTGCTGTACATAGTAGATTGAGTTGTTCATCAATAGCTCCGATGATATCTGGGTGTTCCCCGATACCTACTGAGTTATTCATGTATATTGTGATGTTAGCCTTAGCGGCCGCTATCTCACCTTGATATTTTAATTTAAGAGCTTCTCTTAATTGTTTATCTATTTTCATAATATAATCCATTTTTATATAGACCTGAGTCTATCCATTAGTCTATGTGCTCTGTTGTAAACTTGTTTAGCCCACTTAGAGTCAAGACCTTGTTTCGATGCATCAACCCAATCACCATTGTTTAGAGCTGCAAACATCATTTTAAATTTTAATAATCTAGTAATACCCAGATTAAAAGCCATGTTAGCGAGAATCAATCGAACTTCATTAGGATAATTATCCCACTCATTCATTCGTCTCTCACATTCATCTAAACATATATTTATGTCTTGATAAAATAATTCATCACATCTTGTTTGTGATATCTTGAATCCTACACCTTCTCCAAATTCGGGGTCTGTATCTTTAATAAGATGTCCGACACCTACAGTTGGATAACCTAAGTGGTCATGATATACTTCAAGTACTGTACCTTCATCAGATGCTATCTCGTCTTTGAGACGCACCATAAATTCTTTACTATATTCCATTTTTATTTAATTCCTCTAACCCTTGATTGGCTAGTAATTCTATGAGAATATTTCCCATAAGTTTATTAAAGTTTTCGTCCTCAGATATTGTATCTCTCAATTCTTCTGGACATGATCTCACAGCTCTCTCAAAGTCTACAGTAGGTGTTATTTCTTCTGACTTCGGTATAAGTTCTACTGAACCATACTGAAAAATCACATCACGAAATTCACCTTTTAACACTTTGATAGCTCGTTCTCCGTTCTGATGAACAACTTCTGTATAGAGTCCTTCATCAAATAACGGATAATGAGTATTTAGTTCTTTATCTGTTTTCGGCATAGCCTAATAACCCGACAAACACTAATAACCCAAAAAATCCAGTTGTTGTATTTAACGCGTCAAATATAGAGGACATATCGTACCCTACTAAAAGACTTGTTACTACAAATAAACCGAATAAAGAAGCTAGTACTAGTATAAGACCTACTGACTTCATTTAACTTTATTTTTTGAACCTTTAGGTCTTCCTCGACCTTTCTTGGTTGTTGTTTTTGTTGTTTTCTTAACAACTTTCTTAGTTGGTTTTCTTCCGTCTTTATAAGCTTCGTTAGTACTAGGTGTTGATTTATCATCTGCGACAAATCTTCCTTTACTATCTTTAGCCCTTTCTCCTGAAGGTTCACCAACCATGAAGTTTACGAATTTATTCCAAATTCCCATTTTTATCTCCCGATTGTTTATTATTATTAGTGAGTGAATTGACATAACTGTCATAATAATTCACATAGTCCATTTCAGTATCCACAGTATTTCTACTGAAAATATTCATTATATAATTTTTTATTTTTCTGAACATACTATCTATTATATCACCAAACGCTGAGGTGTCAAGTTTTGACACCTCAACTACACATACTATTTATTCAGATAGAAATTGCTTCTTTTCTGTTTTTTTAAGTTCACCGATTTCGATAGTTCTAGCTTT